AACCCTCACTTAATAAAAGAGTGTTAATGTTGGTTTCACCGATAAATAGTACCCCCAAACATCTTCCGTATTTTCCAACTCCGTGAGACTCTAAAACAAATTCATTGTCAGATTCCCACAGAAGCGCGATTAACCTTTCTTCTGCGGCTAACCCTGCTTTTTTCTCTTCGAGGTCTCTAGTGCGTGTTTCTGGCGTGTTAATGCCATATAATCGGATGCGCTTCTTAATCCATACATCAAAACCTAAGTCTATAAGCGCATCGATGGTGTCACCATCAATTACCCGTATCAGTTTCGCGTTGTACTTGTACATTTTCTTTTTTCTCGTGTTTATCTTGGGTGGCAGCAAAAACTAATAAACTCATACAGGCAAAGCCAATGATGAGCAAATCAATCACCGCCATACACCTCATATAAATCACGTTCTTGTTGTTTTTGTGATTTTCTGTTTGTTAGTTTGGTTAAGCAGTCTATCTTGCTAGAAAGCGCATCTGTATATAAGAACGGAAACACAGAATGCACAAGACATTTTGCTTCCAAGACCTTTAAAACGTAAACTATCTTCCACGCTGCCACCATGTGTTCTAGATATGTTTCCCCTTGTTCTGCGGGGTGTTCCGTAAACTTCTTAAACATTAGTTATCGTACTCCTCATCTATTTTATCGTTAACCAAATTGGTCGCTTTGAGCATATCCTTTTGGTCCACTTCTTTAAGTATGAGGCTTTTTGTTTCTGGCTCATAATACATGCCTATTAAATCTCCTTTGGAGATATTGTTCATGTCTTCTTCGGTTATTACTATCTTACCGCCATACTTCTTTACTAACATTGTAAGAATGTTGAAAAGATATTCGGGATTGTTTAAGTATTTGCTCATGAGCCCAAGAAGTTTTTCCAGTTCTTAACGACGCTTTCGTTTGTTTGCATAAATGCCGGCTGGCGTGCTTTTATAAATTGAGCCAACACTCTCTTGAAAACTACATTAAGATTATCTTCGTCGTCCATTTCACCTTCGATAAGAGTCTTAAATAATTCAGTCATCTCGTCAGGCTCATCACGATTTGTAACAAACGTAACGGTAACTTTGATTTCTCCTCCCACTTCTTGTGCTGTTAAACGCATTTGTAAGAAATATTGTGTATCTATTTCTTTTCGTGGTGATTCTAACAAAGCACTGCGCAAGGCAATTTTAAAGTCGCGAGACTCAACAATATCGTTTAATACATCAGGATTGATATTGTATTCTTCTGGATCATAATAATGTGAGTGGTTTGCATATACTTCGTAACTATCTTCGTATTCTCCATCGGTTTCGACATCCCATTCATATGAAGAGATCTCGCCGTTTTCAATATCAACAGCCATTTGAATAAAGGCGCCACCTTGCATATATCCTTCGCGAGCAAAGTAGTTTGTTAATATTTCTTCAAATGCATCTCGTTTGTCGTCAACAACTGTATCAACTGATTCACACATTTCTTGAAATTCTTCTGGAAGTGCATAATATGAACTTCCGCCTAAGTCTGGGTGTTCTGTGTTGATTGCACATTCCCACGCTATCTGGTTTTTTCCTCGATCCATAGACAGATAAACATTGTCCAACAATAAATCACCATAAATATCATTAATAGCACTTACCGAATGCTGAGTAACATTGTCCCACGAGTTTGGAAGTTTACTCCATTCATCAGCGTCCCAAACAATTCTTATTTGAGCCCCACCAACAATATAAACACCATCATCACCATCGTCTTGAATTTCGTAATTAACAGTGCAAGCAGCCATACGCATATTAAAGTTCTCTTCGATCTCGCTGCATTCTTGCTCATATTGTGCGCGAATATCGCCAAGTAAATCTGCGTCTAACTCATCTTCTGTTTCGGTGTTTTGTTCAATATAACCTACAAATTGATCAACGTCAGTTATTCCCGTTAGTTGCATCATAAGTTCTCTGCGTCCAGTTGTTCCAGACGTGTCTTCATAAGAGCCACCAAACATAGTAACTCTATCTAAGTCAATTTTGCCGTCTTGTTTTGGCATATTAGCAATGATTTCTTCTTGGGTTTGTCTTGCCCAATCAACAACTTTTTCTCTAATGCCCGGAATAGCAGCACCATAAATACGTTTTTCTGGCACACCAATATCTTGTCCATCATCCCAGCGTTTTGGAGAAAGAGTATCATAATACCGCATATGACGGATACGTGTGCGAGAAATAGGACGTATATCTCCGGTTTCCATTGGTCTTTTATCATCATAAAAGACTTCACCTTCTTGAATTTCTTGTTCTGCGCTTTGAATATTGCCTGTGTTTGTTTCCGAGAGTAAATCTTCTGTCTCTACCACATATGCTACGGCTCCATGACCCTGTGCTTCTGCTACAGCGCATTTATAGTATGCTTGGTAGGCACCTGAACGACTTGCTGGAGAGTGGCATGATGTAATATTATCAAAGTCGCTCATTCTGAGAATATCAACTGGATGGCGGCTAATAATGATAGAATATTTGTCATTATCAATCTCATTAATGTTATTTTTGATGTATGCGGCGTTCTGCTGCCAGTATTCACCATATTTTGTGGCTAAATCCTCTAAATCATAGCCCGCAGGTCCAGCTATGCCGGGATTGGGAATATATAAGAGTCTTTGTTGTGTTAGACGCTTGTAATCTTCATTTTTTTGAAATTCGGGGTCATTTTTCTGTATTTCTTTCAGTTTTCTGCCAATATCGGCTATTTTGGCGAATAATTTGCCAATTTTCATCTGAATTTTCTTGGTTTTCTTCTCTGATGGCTGTCCTTGGGTGATGCCAATTAAAGAATTCAACAAATCATCGCCATTTCGTATATCTCGCTCGGCAGAGACTATACCTTTGTCCCAATCTACCTTATATTCTTGATCGCGGAAGAATTTTGCAAATTTTCCAAGGTCTGAATCGGGATCTAGCGTTGGAAACGGTATAACAACACGCATTTTACCACCAAAAAGGTCATTTAAAGGCAGTTTTGCTGGATCAAGGTCGTCTAAAACGTCTTCAAGCACTCGCATTTCGTCTTCGGTAACTTCGCGAAGCACTTTTTCTTCATAAAGGTCAATTGTTTCGTTAGTTTTCTCGCCTTTTTTAGATCTTGTGCGTTGATTTTTGCAAAATTGCTTCATTGTAAACCCTTTTGGGTTGTCGCATTTGCTTTTTCGCTTAGATCTTTCAGACTTAGACCATTCTTCGTCTAAATTTTCTAAAAGTTTGGCTGCTTTTGCTAGAATTTGTTCATCAGACAGCATTTTTTATTCCTTCATCGACTTAGAACCACGACATTTCCACTTTTTACGCGATAAATCATTGGCGCATGGTGGATTTTTGCACTTTTTAATCTTTGCAGAGCGAGCACAGTAGGCATCTCCCTTCTTTGTACCGGGTCGAATGCGATCTCCGCCGCCTTTCGCTTGTCCTGCTTGACCAAACGAGCGACACTTGCCGTTTACGCGCTTAGCAAAGCGCTTTCCTTTGGACGGCTTGCATGGTTTTTTCTTTTTTTCATCAAGTACAGCCTCAAGTTCTTCACGAATAACTTGTTTTATGTACTCTTCACTAAAATTGTTCATCCTTTTTTACCTCTCTTAGATTTTTTACCCCAGTTGCCTCTTTTACCGCATGCCCCAGGGGTTGGACGACACGAAGGATACTTTGAACGTTTTTCTCCACCTGATCTTCCGCAAGCAGAACACTTTTTACGACCTGTTTTCTTATCTTTGCGACAAGTATTACAGTCAACCCAGCCTTTTTTCTTGCCCGGAGCGCCTTTTCGACCAAACCAATCACGTAAAGATGTCTCAGATGATGGTTTGGAGGTTAATTTTCTTTTTTTTTCTTCTAATACCTCAAAAAGAGTATAATAAATGATGTCTTCAAGAGAATTTTCTTCAAGATTTTGTGCTGAAAGTTTGGAATAATACTTTGGATCTTCAAAAACGTGGTCCATTGCGATTTCGTGAGCAATATTCTCATCATTTGTGTGTTCCATTTCAACCTTGACGCCCTTTGATACTTCTTTTTCAATATCTTCGAGGCTAACATCGTGCATTTTTGCAAGTTGCTTGTGTTTATCTTCCATACTACCAGTTAGTTTGTCAGTCAAACCACCCGGAATATAATCTTTTTCTTCTTTTTCTTGCAAAATCTTGGTTACTTCGTCTTCAATTACTGCTTGAAGTTGTTCTTTCTTTGAATTTCCCCAGTTTTTTGCTCCAACTTTGCGACATTTAACAAGAGCACCAGAGGCATATGCAGAAGGCCAAACATCATAACGCGATCTCACTTTATGATAACATGCGTCTTTTTTACCAGACTTCTTCTTTTTCTTCTTACGCTTCTTCTTTTCGTCGAGGTCTTCTATTTCACCATATAAATCAGTCATTTTTAGAGATATCCAAAGCTTTCTCCAATAAATAGATCGGAATCTCATTACCTTCCAACTCTTTTATCTCATCAACTGTTGCCCATTTATAATCGTCATGTTCAATTTCACCAGTTTTAGGGTTTGGAATATCAACATCTACATCTCCAGACCATTTTCTAGTTAAGAAATAATACTTTTGCGGCTTTGGTTCACCCAAATACTTTAAGTCTGAGACACTACAAGTTAAACCAGTTTCTTCTTCCAATTCTCTTATCGCACCCTCTTCGATAGAACCATCTTCTTCATCGATATGACCACCCGGTATGGTCCACTGTCCACCTCTATGATCTATATTAGAGCGTCTAATAACTAAAAATCTGCCTTTATCGTCTAAACAAGCGACAATACCGACAGATTTTAGCTCTTCTTCTTGAAGAAATGTCTTCCAAGTATATTTCATTATTATTTACAGGCTCTTACAGTTCCATATGGTACACCAGAACAAATTCTTTTTACAATGTTTTCTATTTTAATTTGTTGTATAGGGGCGACCCAAATCATATTCTCTTGAACTTGTATGTCTGGATGATATTCAACATCAACACCGTATAAGATACCAATGATCTCACCTTTTAAATTGTAAACAACAGAGCCCGAGCAACCAAACCATCCATATGTGTTAAGAATAATCTGCTTTCCTGCTCCATGACGTTCGGCATATCCCGCTACACTACCAGCAAAAGTCATTAACTTATGGCTTGACGGAAAACCAGAATAAGTTATGTCAGTTCCAACTTCAGCAATTCGTTTTTGAGGATCCCACTTCATTGGATCAGCAGTAATAAATCTCTCGGGTAAATAAAGCACAGCCATGTCTGTTAACTCGCTAGACCAAACAAGAGTGGCAACTCTCATTTCTTTGCCTTTGAATACCTGATACTTCGAGCCAATATGACCGTCTGCTACATGTTGTGCAGTAAAAACCATGTGAAGACCCTTGTGGACGATATATGAACCACTTCCGTGCCCTCCACCAGAAGCAACTTTAACTGCGGCTTCTCTAACTTTCTTTTGTGCCATATTCATGGCCACGTCAGCATGTTCAACAGGTAAGGGAACTGCTGCTGTGTTTGTTGCTGCTTGTGAGTTTGATAATAGCGACAACAACATCGCAAATATTAAAGGTAAGTGTTTCATGATATCTCCTATAAGCCACTATCACCGGTATCCGGTGCTGCTATATACCTATATCCGACTTCGACTAAATCACCACCAGATGGCACAATAGTGAAATAAACTGTGTTATCTGATGCTTGGTAGTACCAGTCGTAATTTAAAGAACCGTTGATGAAAACTCTAATAGAGTCCTCTTCTGCTTGGTGGGTTAATTTTATATTTTCTATTGGATCCAGTGAGCGTGTCGCATCAGTCACGCCCGGAGACCAATCAGAATCACAGATATCTACCACAACCCCACCAAAAGCATTTGTGGCTTCCATATATCTTTCTCCAACATCTAATGGACTAACAGCCCAACTGCATAACGAGGTACCAAATTCATGGTTTACGATGCTAGCCATAAATACCGACCCGCCTCGCAAAGAGCGGTACCAACTTACAAATTCCATTGCTAATGGATATCTAACATTGCTTTGCTCTTCTTCATCAGAAACAAACACAACTAACAAGCCAGCCTCTGGTCGCATCCAAGTTGAAGAGTAAGGATTGAGAACGATATATTGGAATACCGACTCAAAGCCTTCCTCTAACGCTCCATTTCCTAATGTAGACATCATATCTGCTGCATCGACTACATCGTCACCCGGAATAAGAGGAAACTCAGTACTCAGCACAGAGTCTGTTGGGTCGGCACTAATCATTACAAGACGCCAGTCGCTTGTTGGAAGAGCCAATAACATTGCTTCAATACCGGCTAACAACTGCGAGTTATAAATATGCATAGAGCCTGAACGGTCAATAACCCATAAGATATCGATACCTTCAATAGAGTTATGTTGAGTAAATGAGTCAATCCAGATCTCGCCTTCGTTGACCGGAACCTCGACTTCTATATAAACTGGAACCTCAATCTCAACGACCGTTTCAACCGGAACTGCTACGAGCACTTCCACTTCTTTTATTTCAGATATAACTTTTTTCTCTTGACCGATTGAGTAATCAGTGTAACAAGACAATAAGCTTAAAACAAATAAAAACACTCCCACATTTAACCCTCCTATGCAGTCTTACGACATAGTAAATATGTCG